TTCTTTATCAATCCTCACACTTACTAAAGATCCATTAGATCCAGAATGGGAAAATGTTACTTATTACACCGCCAGAAAGGAGAATATATACCAAAATCGTGAAGGTGAAGGGGATTCGTGGGTTTATATATTAACAAACCCCTCCATGCCTAATTTGGTAAAGATAGGATACACTAAAAAAGAGCCTGATATTCGCGCTAAACAAGTTTCTCGTGGAACTGGTGTGCCTACAAGTTTTAGAGTAGAATTCGCATTTAGATGCTTTAATGCTGAATCGTTAGAACGTGAGATTCACAAGTATCTAAAACCTTATAGAGTAAATAACGATAAGGAGTTCTTTCAAGTGGGTATTAAGGAAGCTGAGAGTACTATTGAGTTGTTGGGTCAACGATATTTATAATGTGATGAGAATTGATAAAGAACAAATATTGAAATTCGATAGAAAGTTTAATCGCGAGGAGGAACTACGTGGTTCTACGGGATGGGTTTGTAAACATAAAGTTCATCCTTCTAAAAAATCATATAATCGCAAAAATCAATCAAAAATATAGTATATAAGTATAGATGTATAATGGAGGAGGGTAGCAAATATAGACGTTTAGGAAGAAATGGAATGAAAAAAATGGATTTAAATAAAATATTTTCGATGTTTAGTAATAATCCGGAAGAGGAATTGAGAGAGAATCTAGTGACATATAAAAATTCCCCCAAATTTAAACTAGAGATGTTTACTAAACTTATACTAAATGGGGTTCATTTTAAGGATAGAATGATTGAGTTTTTTTCTAATTCTAATGTTGGGTTGGAGAGAAGGGAATTATCGGATGTTGGGGACTTTATGATGTTTACTAGAGCTTGGTTTTGGATACAACAATTTAAATTAGATGACCCGGAATGGGTTGAAGATTTGAATAATCACTCAACAGTTGAATTTGAAAAAGCTTTAAAAATTTGCATACAATACTTCGAAGATGAAGAAGAATTTGAAAAGTGTTCTTTCCTCGTTAATGTAAGATCCTTAATTAAAATAGATTAAAAATTGCTTGGCTACTACTATTTTTTTTCATACCTTCAATCATAGTTATTTATTTATATAAAATATAATGTAGTATGAATTTAACTACATAATAGATAAACTTAAATAGATAAACAACTTTAATTAAAAATATAATATAAACCGCTTAGAATATCCACACTCAAATTTAAAAATAGTTATGAAATTAACAGCAGAAAAAATCCAGGAAAATTGGAAGCAATTTTTAGGATATATTGATCTCTATATCTCTTCTCCACGAAAAGAAAAACTATTAGAATTTTATAAAAAGTTTGAAGATAGGTTAGTTTTAATGCCAGCCTCTTATAAAAAAGAATACCATAATGCTATGCCAGGAGGATATATTGATCATGTTAATAGAGTGATTAAAAGTTGTCTTAAAGTTAATATAGTTTGGGCGGAAATGGGAGTTGATACTTCTACATATACTATGGAAGAGTTAGCATTCTCAGCTATAAATCATGATCTAGGGAAAATGGGGGATGAAGAAAATGAATCTTATATACCTCAGGATGATCAATGGAGACGGGATAAATTAGGTGAAGATTATAAATTTAATGATAGAATCCCTTTCGCATCAGTCCCAGATAGGGGTTTATTTTTACTTCAATCACATGGGATTAGTTATACCTTTAATGAAATGATAACAATCCAAACACATGATGGTTTATATGATGACGCAAATAAAAAATACTTCCTAGGTTGGAATCCAGGACAAAAACCAAGAACTTCATTACCTTTCATAATCCACCAGGGGGATTTGATGGCGGCTAGGATAGAATTTGAAAGAGAATGGTTACACCAATTTAAAGATAAAAATCCAAAACCCAAAATTCAACCCAAAAAAGAAAAAATCAAAATTAAAGCTTTAAAGAGTGTAGGTTCTTCTGGGTTGAAAAATATATTAGATACAATATGATAGTAACATTAATTGCCGTAGGAATTTTTTGTGGTGTTTTATTATACACAACTTTAAATCTCCTAAGGAAAAACGAAAAGCAAGAAGATATATTAGCATCGTATCTTGAATATCTTGATAAACTCTCCCGAGTTATAGAAGTTTCAGATGCTAGATTAAAAGAAGTTGATGCAAAGGGCACCTTCGAATCAGATGATGAAGTGGGATTTTTCTTTGAGGAAATCTCTAGGTTACAAGAAATTCTAAACGATTTTAAGCTAACCAAAATTAAATAATGGCCATAAAAAAGAGAAGAAGACCTAAAACTAACAGGGATTACTTCACACAAGAGACAGAGGATGCAATCATACTTTATAATAAATTAGATGATTCTTTAAAGAAAAGTAGATTATACCAAGAAAAAATACATTATGCTTTTTTCAAACTCACCCAGAATATAATACACACCTTCAAATTTTACAACACAGAAGTAAGTGATTTAGAACATTTACAACATGAGATAATTGTTTTTTTATTATCAAAAATTCATCTCTTTAACCATGCTAAAAATTTAGAAGATAGATTTAAAAAAATAATAATAAGAGAATTTAAAGGGGAGTATAATCATAATTTCCAAGATTATGTAGATTATGTAGATAAAGTAACTCAACAACAGATAAACGATTTTATTGAATTATTAAGTGTAAGTGAAGAATGTTTGGTAAAATTGAATAAATTAACCCCTCCCAAGGCTTTTTCTTACTTTGGCACTATAACAAAACGATGGTTAATAGTTTATAATGATAAGAACTACACAACCAAAATAAATTCAGTTCCAACCGATGAACTCTTCAAAAATAACTCAAACCATACATATCTTTTAGATGACCATAAAGACCATAATGATAGGCTTTCTTTGTTTATGGATAGCTATATTGATCATGTTACTGAAAATATTTTTTTATTATTCCCTAAAAAGCAGGATGCTAAAGTCGCGGATGCTATTTTAGACTTGTTTAGAATTAGAGAAAACATAGATATTTTTAATAAAAAAGCTCTTTATTTTGAAATAAGAGAAAAGGGAGATTTTAAAACCCCCAAAATTACAAAGATAGCAGGGATTTTATATGAAATGTTTCAAAAACATTACACATTCTATTTGGAACATGATTACATGGACTTTAAAGATTTACAAGTATAAATATTTATAATAAATAAATTATAATACTTATGAGCAATCTTGAACAAAAGGTTTTTGGAAAGAAGAAATTCTCAGATCTATTATCAGAAATATATAATAATCAAAAGAAAAAAGAAACACAAATAGCAGTTCTTATAAATGAGTTAAAACCACTTATTACTGATATAGGAGATGCTACTTTAATTGTTCCTTTACTTAAGGAATATATGGAGTTAGGCATCAAAAATGATGAGCAACTTATTAAAATGGCTACTATAATTCAAAGATCATTAAACATAGACATAAATGCTGTGGAAGATTTTGGTTTATCTGAAGATGAGAAAAAACAACTATTTATTGAAATAGAAAAATTTAACCCAAAAAACAAAGATGATAAATAGAGCAGGGTTAACCGGAGTAGTTAACAATCTCCAACCCAATAATTCTAGAGGGAAAAAACGTCCCTCTAAGGCTTTATGGGTTATTGGGAGAGTAACGGATATTATCTTAGACGAAAACCATCCTGAATTTGAGCAAAATGGGGGGTGGAATGGTATTGGTACTGCTTTTATTAATATAATAGACAAATCAAATACTGGAACTCCTAAAATAGTAAAGCCTCTATACCCTAACTTTAAATCATTCCCAGTAATAAATGAATTAGTATCTTGTTTTTCATCCCCCATACCTACTCTAGGTTCTCAAACTTATAGTACTCAATATTATTATGTAAATACTTTAAGTTTATGGAACTCCCCTAATCATAACGCTTCTCCTGACCCATCATCATTCAACTATGATAGCTCTGATTCTTTGGAAACCCAAATAAAAGGATTTGGTACAATATCGGATTATGAAAGTTCTGAGTTAGGTTCTGTAAGGAGGATTAGAGATGGCTCAACTGATATAAATTTAAATAGCCTCTCAAACCCAAGCCAAAACACATTTGTAGAAAAAGTTAATATACACCCCCTAATGCCCTTTATGGGTGATCTTTTATATGAAGGGAGATTTGGTAATAGTATAAGATTGGGAAGTACTGCTAAATCAAAAAGTGAATATAAAAATGGTTGGTCTTCAAATGGTAAAAATGGAGATCCTATAACTATTATTAGAAATGGCCAACCATCTAATGCCTCTAGTGAAGGATGGTTACCTATTAATGAAGATCTAAAAAATGATTTATCTTCACTTTATTTAACATCTTATCAAAGATTATCAACTTTTACAGTAGCAAGTGAAAACTATTCCTCTTATTCAAATTCATTCCCTGGCCCTCCCACACCCCCTAGCCAATGGACAGACCCACAAATAGATCTTTCTTCAAATAGGATAGTTTTAAATGCTAAAACAGATAGTATTTTGTTAAGTTCCCAAGAATCCATAGGGTTATCTACTAATGGTAGTGTAAATATAGACTCAAAATCCCATTATACTAGTTGTAGTGATATAAAACTAGGTTCTAAAGATGCAACGGAACCCCTCTTAAAGGGAGACCTTACAGTTGATGTGTTAACTCAATTAACAAAAGCTATTAGAGTTCTTACTAATATATTAGTGGTAGAAAATAGTTGGTATGGGGGAGGAGATCAAAGAACCGGATATAATGGGGTAGCTGGAAGTGTTTTTGTGATATTGGATGATATAAAAACCCAACTTGAAAATGATAGTCTTAAATCAAAAACAACAAAAGTACAATAATGGTTTTACCAACAAACTACGATCCTAACCAAAATGCTTTTTTAGAATCTGACGGTTCTAAAATAGATATAGAAGAAATTACTTGGGATAATCTTGATAGCAACCAACAGGCTATATGGAGAAGGAGAGCTTTAGATGCTGGGGCTATAAAAGATGATGGTACTTTTTTATCTGAAGATCAAATAGAGGAACAAAATAAGAAGGTAATCGAATTTTATGAGGAGAATAAAAATAAAGATGCTAATATTAATATTGCTGAAATCCCCTTTTCCGTAATCTTAAATCTTTTAGATTCTCTAGGAATTACATTCCCCCCTCTAGCTACTCAAATAGCTCAAAATATACCCACAGGAAACCAAGAACCACCATCACCCCCACAATTTCCTGAAAAGATTAAACTTATTAAAGTTAAAGGTATAGTACAAAATAGTAAAGATAGTAAACCTGTAAAAGGAGTACTTATTACGGGACCTCTAAAAAATGTAAAAAGAACTGATAAGAATGGAGAATTTGAAATTAAAGTTCCTTCTCTAATTAATAAAGATGGAGAAATATATGCGGGGTTAGTACCTACAATATTCCCAATTAAAACTCTCAAAGTTAAATATGCTAAAAATGAAATAATTCCTTATAAATCCACAGGAGAAGTTAAAGAGGATTTAGGAATAATTAAACTAACCCCCCTAGAATCTAGCCTCCAAAAAGAAATACAAGAATTATTAGCTCTTAAAGATGAAGAAGTAAAAAAATATACAACCCAATATGTTACTATTGAATTCACAGCTGAAAAAAAATTAAGCGATATTATAAGTAATCTTAAAAAATCCGTTATTCCCCTAATTTTAACCCTTGTAGCTCAATATGGTCTTACTAAAGTGCAAGAACTAGTTGAAGAAAATAAGGATAAGATAACTGAAGACTTAAAAGCCCTTATTGTTTGCCCCTCTCAAAATTCACTTTTAAAAATAATAAACACAAAAAATAAATTAGTTAGAATAATAAATCAAACCCTTCAAGCTATCAAATCAACTTCAGAGGCTCTCCAATTAACAGATACTGTAATAACAGCTATAGATACAGTATACCAAGTTTTGAAAGTACTCCCAGTACCTACTGCTGTTGCTGGAGTAGGAATACCAATATCAGTAATTAATACTATTCAGGATATTAAGAATTTCCTTAATAATAATATAGGAAAATTCAAAAAAGGAAGTGGGGGGTTATCTTCAATTGTATCCATATTAGTATCTGTTTTAGAGCAAGTGTTAGGATTTTTAAACCTATTAGACAAAATAACTCAATTTTGCTCATCAGATATTAGTGAAGGTGATAATATTGAACAAGCTCAAATTTCAGAAGAATTAACCGCATTAACTCAACAACAAGCAGAACAATTATCTCCTGTTGTTTTAGAAGTTAATGGGTTTAAAATGGGGGTTGAAACTGAAATAACAGAGAGAGAACTAAAACGTAGAAGAGCAACAGCTCAAAACCCACAAGGTGTGATAATGCTTAGAGGAGAATATTCTTTTAGTTCAATAGACCAAATATTAATAGACGAACTTGTATTTTATATACAAACAAATGATTTAAAAGCAGATTAACCAAATATTTATAATAGATGAAAACTAGTACATTTAAAAAAATTATTAAGGAAGCTATGAAAGAAGTTATCCACGAAGAATTAAAGGAGATATTACTGGAAGCAATAAAATCCCCAAAACAATCAATCCAAGAATCTTATACCCCTACTTTGGATTCGAAACCACCATCTAAAGACATGAGAAAAGGTTATATGGATGTTTTAGGGGAAACAGCTTTAAGCTTAACAAGCAAAGATGTCCCTAGATTCTCACCAGGTCCTGACGCAGATCCGGTTAATGGTAACTTACCGGATGGAGAATTAGGAATGGACCAAATAATGACTTTAATGAATGGTAAATAATGGCATTTGAGGCACAACAAATATTCCCTATTGATTTCAATGAGAGTGCTGCTGTAGGGGTTAATATTCCTTTTAGTGGTCCTGCGGTATTTATTTCAAATTATCAAACTAAAGACGCTATTAAAAACAACCTTATTAATTTCTTCCTTACTAATCCTGGGGAGAGGTTTTTAAACCCAACTTTTGGAGGAGGGATTAGAGATTTTATTTTTGAACAAATATCAGTAGGAAATATAAGTTTTCTAAAAAAGGATATTGAAGCTAAAGTAAACCTATATTTCCCAAACATTGAAGTTGATTCTTTAGAAATGTTTACCGACCCCGATACTAACTTAGTAAAGATTGAACTTACATATAGTGTAGTAAACACTAATATTAATGATAATATAGAAATAGAATTTATCTAATGGCAACAATTAAAAGAGATATTAAATACATAAACAGGGACTTTTCAGATTTTAGACAACGTCTGATAGAATACTCTAAAACTTACTTTCCTAATACCTATAATGATTTTTCTCCCTCATCCCCTGGGATGCTGTTTATGGAACAATCAGCATATGTTGGGGATGTTTTAAGTTTCTATTTAGATAACCAACTTCAAGAAAATTTCATACAATATGCTAGACAAACAAATAACATATTTGAATTAGCATATATGTTTGGTTATAAACCAAAAACCACAAGTGCCGCTCAAGCTACTATAGATTTTTATCAACAGCTACCAGCCACAACTAGTGGCTCAACTACAGTTCCTGATTATAGTTATGCTATGACTATTAATGAGAATACAACTGTGAGTTCAACAGCAGGGGGAAGTATTTCTTTTATAATCCAAGATAAAATAGATTTTTCAGTATCTAGTTCCGAAGACCCAACAGAAATATCAGTATATCAAATTTCAGGTAATTCCCCTCAATACTATTTATTGAAAAAATCAAGAAATGCCATATCTGCTGAGATTAAAACATCAATCTTTAATTTCACCACACCAATCCCATTCCAAACTATTGATATTAGTGATTCTAATATTATAGGAGTATTAGATATTTTTGATTCTGAGGGTAATCAATGGTATGAAGTTGATCATTTAGGTCAAGAAATGGTATATCAATCTAAAAACAATACTAATGTAAATGACCCAAATGCAGTAGCTGATAAAGGGAGTGTTCCTTCTATTCTTGAGTTAAAAAAAGTACAAAGGAGGTTTGCACCAAGGTTTACCTCTCTAACAAACTTACAGCTCCAATTTGGATCAGGTACTTCAACAGATAATGATGAAGAAATTATACCCAACCTTAATAATGTAGGAATAGGCTTACCCTTTAAAAAAGATAAACTTACATCAGCATATTCACCTACAAATTTTTTATACACTGGTACTTATGGTATTTCACCTTCTAATACTGCCTTAACTATTAGATATTTAATCGGAGGAGGGGTAACTTCAAATTCAGCACAATCTACTTTAACAGATTTAGATACATCATTAACAAATTTTAATAATATAAATTTAAATGGGACTACAGCAAATTATATATTTTCCTCACTAGTATCATCCAACCCGGAAGCAGCAAATGGAGGGGAAGCTGGAGACACGTTAGAAGAAATTAGACAAAACTCCTTAGCATTAGTTGCATCACAAAAAAGATCAGTTACATCTGATGATTATCTTATTAGATCTTTGAGTATGCCTTCTGAATTTGGTGCTGTATCTAAAGTATACATCGAAAAACCTAAATTAACAGATGAACAAGTTTCAACAATTGAAACTCTTAATCTATTTTGTTTATCTAAAGATCAACAAGGTTATTTAGCAACACCTTCCAAAACTTTAAAACAAAATTTGAGAACTTACTTATCACAACATAGAATAATAGGTGATAATATCGAAATTAGGGATGCCTTTATTATTAATATAGCATTTAATTTTGAGATAATAGTTTTACCTGAATTTAATAATAGTGAGGTTTTAATACAATGTATAGATGAATTAAAAATCTATTTCGAAATAGATAAATGGCAATTAAATCAACCTATATTTTTAAGAGATTTATTTATACTTTTAGATAAAGTAAGAGGTGTACAAACTGTTAAAGATATAATAATATCTAATAAAGCTGGTACTACTTCTGGATATTCTCAATATTCATATGATATTACAGGAGCTACACAAAATCAAGTAATATACTCATCTCTAGATCCAAGCATATTTGAATTAAAATACCCTGACCAAGATATTAAGGGGAAAGTTGTTCCGTTATAATATTTATAATCATGGCTATACATAAAATTTTCCCATACAAAGACTCAACTCTATATTCTTTATATCCAGATAGTAATTTTGGTTTAGATGCTATTAGTGAAGCTAGTAACCAATTAAATATAGATGGTAAACCTTATATAGCAAGGTTTATGACTCAATTTAATACCGATGATATAACAGATGTTATTGATAATAAAATTGTCAATAAGAGTTGGGATGTTAACTTTAGATCTTATATAGCGGATGCTCAAGGAATATCTACATCTCAAATTTTAGAAATATACCCTATAGCCCAAGAATGGAATAATGGAACAGGTGAATTCCTAGACTCTCCAGCTACAGTAAATGGAGCAACTTGGGTAGATGCTTCATATAAGGGTTCCAATCCTTGGAATACTGGAGGTACTACATCAGACGAACATTATACAAGTTCTTTCGACTCCTCTTATGCAGTACAAGGAGGGGGTAATTGGTTCTATTCAGGTTCAGGGGTTTCATCTTATAGAGTAACTCAATCCTTTGATTTAAGGAGTGAAAAAGATATAAATGTAGGAGTAAAAACTATAGTTTCTAAATGGTATAGTAGTTCAATAGTTAATAATGGATTTATAACTAAATTATCATCATCTGCTGAATTTAATCCTTCATCCTCCCTTCAACCTATATTCAAATATTATAGTGTTGATACAAATACTATATATCCTCCTCAATTAGAATTTAAGTGGGTAGATTATACAACAGTACTTACAGGTTCATTAACAAGTAGTATAGTAACAGACTCTAATCTTAAATTATCATTAAACGAAAACCCGGGAGTGTTTAGAAATTCTAGTATAAATAGATTTAGATTAAATGTTAGTCCTTTATACCCACAAAGGGTATATCAAACGGCTTCTCTATATCTTTCAAATAGTTATCTCCCTACAGCTTCATACTATGCTCTCCAAGATTTAGATACTAATGAATTTATTATAGATTTTGATACTCAATATACTCAAATAAGTGCTGATAGTACTAGTAATTACTTTACCCTTTATATGGATGGGTTAGAACCTGAAAGGTATTATAAGATTTTAATAAAAACCAATATTGATGGTTCAACAAAAGTATTTGATGAAGAGTATTATTTTAAAGTTGTTAATTAATGGTAGAAATAGATTTAAATAAAAAAGTATTTAGTAAAGGGACTTACTCAAAAGTAATTGATAATTCATTTACTCAACTGGGAGTTAAAACAATTCAAGAACAATTAGAAGACCAACCCACAGTTAGTGACTTTTTTACTATGTATAATGATATTTTTTATGAGATTCCTGAAGTAGGAGCAAATAATTCTCATGAATATTTAATAAAAAAAAGCACAGAATATATAGCATTTGAAGAAATAAATGAAGGAATAATATTACTCCAAAAAGAAATTGGAGAACTTAGAATAGAATTACTGGATTCTCAAAAAAGAGTTATAGAACTAGAAACAGGTGTTACATTAGAACAAAACGACAATAATGGCTGAGATTACTCAAATAGACCCTTCTGAAATTTCCCCACAACCAAACTACTCTCCTACAGATGAGTCGTTAATTACATCATTTAATGTTGATACTATGTTATCAACTTCTAGTTATATAGAAGTAAATGTATATGATTTAAATAGTAGTTTATTATATAATGATTATAATTACACTTCATATATAGTTCAAAATGATGGTCAATCTGCAACTTCTGATGAGATATCTACATTAATTATTGATCCTGAATCTGATTTAACAAATATTGGGTTTGATCAAGGAGAATATAATATATATTATTCCTTTTTAAATAAAAAAGTAGGTTCCCAAATTGAACAACTTTATATATCTGAAATTTCTTCTGATAGGACTGAAATAAGATTAGAGAGCACTACATTAGATGATGAGACTTTGGTTTCTCAAGCTAATACTTTTATAGATGAAAGAGCTAATAGTGATTATTTTCTTGATTTTTATCTAAATTTTGGAGATAATAACTTTGTATTATCTAATAACTTTCAAATAGATGATGAAGACCCCACTAATGCTTCCATCCTAGTAAAATTATACGAACCCCTTCCTGAAGAATTTGACATTAAATCAGAATTATGGGTAGTTACTACAATTGAAGATCCATTAGTTTATAATGTAATTTTTGAAGAAGAACCCATAATAGTACCTGATGCTTCTATTGTTATACTTTTTTGAATATAAGTATTATTTTTAAACGATCCTGATCCTTCTGGGTAATTGTAGGTGGGGGTTGATGGGTTATAAAAATTTAAAGTATCAATAGTTGGAGATAATGATAGAACAGGAATGAATAGATTTGGGGCACCACCCATATCTTCAGTAGTATCATAAGTTGAGGAAGATGTTATTATAGGACTTAAAAAAACTATACTCTATATCTGTCCTATCCTCCCACGCTATCTCAGAATTTTGAACATAATATGTAAAAAATGTTGCTTCTTCACTGATATTTAGGATATCATAAGTTACGCTTCCTGGGGGATCTGCATTATATGGTATAATAAGTTGAGTCATAGATTGTAATGTATTAGTATTATCTACTCCATTTTTATCTATCTTCGCTACTTTTATATAAAATACTCCTTCAGCCATTTTATTTAACTTGTTGGGTTATTTGGGGGTATTGGGGCATCTGATGGATTTTGATACCATATAGAAATATACCCATCTTTTGGATAATTATCAGTACTTATAAAATTCCCAAAAGTATAAGTACTACTTAAACCACTTCCACTATACATTCTTACACCATATTCTGCTCCTGTTGGATTAACTTTCTTAAAAGGATCACACCCACTATTAAGGTTTTGTGTTGTTACTACTAAAGTTGAACCACTAAATTCCCCATTATAAAACTCATCTTGACTATCATGTAATATGGTTACAGAACCTGATAGTGTAGGATATGTTTCATCCCAACTTTGGGTTACATTAAATATATTATTAGGTCCTACCCCATCTGAACCTAATGGGGAGAACTCCACTGAGTTAAATATATTAAGGCTTCCTGCAGTTGACCCGGATAAGCTAGAAATCTTTCCATCTTCATAGTTATTCCATTGGGGTTTTACAGTTCCACTAATAGTTAAATCTTGGGTTGTAATAGGTTCATTCCATTGTATAGAACCACTTTTACCGTATTTAGCTATTGTAGTATTAAGTGTGGGTTGAGGTTGTCTTACCCTATTCCTTTCTA